CCTTCTAAGCCTTGCGATTCTTCTGATACTTCACCTCCGGCTTCGAGGTTTTTCATCATGTTATACATAACTTCTGCGCCTTTGTCTATATCTCCTTCACCAGCATTTCTTACAGCATCTGCTGTAAATACGAATTCATTCTTAGATAGTCTAGCAGGCACATCGTCAGCTCTTTCCATTCTACCCATATCTACAAAACCACCTGTTTCTCTGTAGTCTTTTTCTTGACCATCCATATCAATTAACGGCATAGTCTTCTTGGCCACTGGTTCTGCATCTCCTCCTTCTGCAAAAGATCTTTTACCATCTGGACCATAAGTAGGCATAGGAACAGGTTTTACTGCATCTGGATTTGCTGGATTGTTTATTTCAAAACCTCTTCTCATAATTTCCATTCTCATTTTAAACATTTCTTTTTCTTTAGGAGTCATTTTTTCAAGAATTTTTTGAAGAGGGTCTGGCATTCGCCTTGATGGTATTTTACCTTCTAAAATACTTTCTAATGAAGGACCATCTTTCAAACCAATACGTCCACCGTCAGCAGCGAATCTTGGTGCTAAATAATTATACGGATTTAATCTTATATCAGCTACGTTAATACCTTGAGTTCTGTAGTATTCATCTAAATCCATTTTATCATCATCGTCTTTACCCACACCTAACATGTCTAAAGCAAAAGGCACTCCTAGGCCTAAAGCTAAACCACCTTTTAATGTTGGCATTAATGATCCACCACCTTTTGTTAAACCTAAGTCACCAAGTATACCCATTGTTCCACCACCTGAAACAAAATCTGGAACATTAGGAACACTTTTTAAACCAAATAATTTAGACATAATTCCTTTTCCACCTGCACCACCAAAACCACCACCAAATTTAAATAACGCTGCACCTAATGCAGCTTTACCAAACGGTGACTTAACAACTTTCTTAACTGCTCTAGTTGCTTTCTTAACTAGTTTACCTAAGAAATACATTTGTCTACCAGCTTCATCAATATTGCCATCAGCCATACCACCCATGACTTTATTATTCATGATACCACCGTCCATGGCACCTGCTCTTAATGCATCAAAATCAAATATAGAACCAGCGAATCTTGGAGCGATACCAGCAAATACACCTGTTGAAGGTGTAGAGGGATCTGTAGGATCTGAAGGTGGATCTACAAAACAATACGCAGGTGGGTTAGGTCCTTTACATGGGTCTGGTCGTGTTGGATCACCTCCCATTCCTTCCATTAATCCTCTGTCTTGACCTATGTCTTGTTTAAGAGCATCCCATTCAGCGTTTGTATAAAGTTCACCTGTATTAGGGTTAACTAAATCTTTAGGTTTCGGCGTATTCATAAAATTTCCAAGATCACCTGCAGCAAATAAACCAGGATTATTTCTTTGCGTTAACATAAACTCAGAATAATTTTGTGGTACAGCTGTTGTTTTTTCAAAAGGACCTTTTGAAAATTTATCCTCAGTTGCAAAAGGTGAATCAAATAAATCTCTTAATGTTTCAATGTCAGTAATTCCCATACCAGGTTTTGTTGCACCTATCCCTTTAGGCTCGTAACCATAAGCTAATTCTTGAAACGCATCAAAGCCGATAGGAGTTTCTTCATCAACACCTTCTAATAATCTGTCGATCGTAGTAAGGTCTGCTCCTTGACTTTTTAAGTAATCTCTGTAGGCAATTAAATTATTATAAGAAGATTTTGCTGCACCAGGTAATGATCTTGCAAGATTATAAGCTTGTTTTCTTTTATCAAAAAGATCTTTTACATTAAATTTTTTCTTTTGTTTAGTTTTTTTTAAAAATTCTTGAACTTCTTTTTTAGCTTTTTTCTCATCTTCTTTTGTTTTTATTGAAGTTGGTTTACCTTCATCAACTGCTTTTTGAACCCCTGGTGGAAGTGCTGGTGATGTATCAAAAGTTGCAGTTTTGTTATAATCAGGAGAACCAGGAGGTGGACCAGGATTAAAACTACCTCCATCTTCACCTGCACTACCTCCAGAATAAGTACTACCTGTTGTTGAACCAAAGTCTCCTTCTAAAGAAGGTATACCACCAGGTCCCCTGTTTGGTTTACCATCTAACGATCCATATAAATCTAAATCTATAAGTATATCTTGTTCTTCAGGTGTGATGTAAGCTAGTTTTGCTGTAGGTGTGTCTGGTGATGACTTAGCTATTTTTGGTACAGTTACCATTTCAGACGGCATAAAATTCATAACACCTGCTTGTTTTACAGGTTCCATACTACCTTTTTTGTACATCTGTCTTGCTTGTTGAGTTCTTGTAATCGCCATCGTTCTAGTATACTATAATTTTGTATCTCCTCCAAGTGGTAAAGCTTCTACAGTTACCTTAACATCTCTTTTAATATCGTCAGCTATAGTTTCTGTTTCAGGGTTTTGTACGTCTTGCATAGCTTCTGCGTCTGAGTTATACTCTTGTCCCGTTTTCATATTAGTCAATGTAACCTCTGTTTGTGGTGTAATAATCTTTACTGGTTTACCGTTTATTATTTCTATTCTGTACGATGCTTCTGTTTCTATAAATGACATATTAATCCCTGTTTATTTCTAATATTGATGCGATCACATCTGCTGCGCCGCTGGTTGCGTTTACCTTTAATATCTCACTTTCCTCCATAATTAAAGGCTCACTTAATACTTGTTCTTTTGCTTTAGAAGATAAACTTACTTCTTTATCTACTACAAACGCTGTTCCTGATGAATTTGTTAATGTTACTTCAACTGTTGCTGTTGAGCTTGCATCTTCTGCTATTAAAAGTGATTTAACAATTGCTCTAGAGTTAGCTGGCACTGTATATAAAGTAGTAGCACCTGAACTTGTTAAACTTGCTTTTTTATTTGTATATACGTTAGCCACCTATAAACCAAGAAAATCTCTCTTGCTCCTGTTTTACTTCATCTAAAAATGTAGAATTTAATTGATCCTTCATTAGTGTCAAAGCTCTGTTAATTTGTTTTTGGTTAGATACATCATATTCTGTTTTTGGTTCTGGTATTCTTATATTTATCTTTGTCATTATCTACGTCCATCTCCTTGTATATCCAATCTTAATGTACCAAATCTCCATTCTTCACCAGAACTATCATTTTCAATTTTAACATTTACAAATCTACCTCTAGCTCTTGTATCCTTTTTAATCGTACTTGAGGTAACTGTAAAGGGACTTAAAGCTGTTGTAGTATCTGATTGTTGAGGGTATCTTTTCACACCTAAACTTACTTTTGCATTACCTGTTAATGTTTTAAAATCTGGTATAAACCTTCTCATTGCAAGAAATACTTCACCAGCAACTTTAAGACCTATTTGCTGACCTTGTCGATTTCTTTGTCTTTGTTCTAAATCTATATCATATGATTTTATAAACGATGTAACAGCTGTTGTTGATCCATCTTCATTAACTTGATCTGTACCAACTTCATGTTCAAAAAATTTTGTTTGACCTAAACCATCTTGACCTACGACATCAGGAAACGTACCATTACTTGATGCATCGTATTTAGTTGCAAAAGGTTTTGGATATACGATTGCATCAATCCAAGAGGTCCTTGCTTCAGTGCCCGTGTACCATACACCACCTTTCATTGCCTCTCCATAATTAAACACAACATACTTATCATTATAACTTGCACCTGCTGATGGATAGTACCAAATAACTTCTGTAAATAAATTATTAATACCAGCTACAACTTGTTGTCCTTTTGTTGTATCAAAATTATCATAAACAAAATCTTCTACGCTACATGGTAATGATTTAACTGTACCATCAAACATAAAGAAACCATTTGGTGATAACCAAAATGCAGCTCCATCTACTTCAACAACTGCATTCTTGCCTATCAATCCACAGTTCGTACCTACTTGTTCAAAACTAAATGTAAATGGTGAACCTACAAATTTCATTGTGTATAATGCGTTATCTGTAAATACTAGAATAGTTTCTTTCGCTTTGATAGCACCAACTATTTTTGTGCCATCTTGTAATCTAAAATCACCTGCAGTGTTTATAGCAGTTGCTGTGTAATCATTTATATCTTCTTGATCAGAAAATCTAATAAACATGTCGTCTTGTGTTGTTGTATCTCCAATAGTTGTTTCAGTTCCAAAGTGACATAAGTGTCTAGTTGTTGGTGATACTAAAGTTAATCTTGATGCAGTTGGATTATTACCAGTTGCAAAACCAGATGTTGTCAAAGACGCTCTTGTAGTTAAAGGTGTTGCAGCACCTGCGTTCCATGTAAATGTTTTACCGTTTGCAATCGTTGCAATTAACACTTGACCAAAGTTATCTAGACTCCAAAGACCAGGTTCAAGAGTTACTTCTGATGCAAGAACTGCTTCACCCCAATCAGAATAATTAGTTGCATCCACAACTGCTGTGCCATCAGAATGAGCTGCCTTACTTGTTCCATCAACTTCTCTTGTAATAGTTGTTAAGTTTGGTGACGATACACCTGTGTATGAAATTAATTCGTTTTCAACTAATATTCTTCCTGATGAACTAAAGTTTGTTGTTGCATCTAGTGTAATTGAAGTCCCGGATCCACCTGTACCAGCGGTGTCATTTAACAACGCTCCATCTAAATTAGATGTTGCAGCTCCAGGAACTGATCCGTTCCATTGTGATATACCAAAACCATAACCATAAGATTGTGCAGCTGGACCCACTTTCTCATAAGGCTTGACTGCAATACTTCCACCTGTTGATACAGTTGCACCAGCGTTAGAACTTTGTGTAATTGTAAAAGTTGTAGGTGTTGGAACTGACGTTACTTGAAATAATTTATCTTCAAAATCTGATGCACTAAAACCTGTGCCGCCTGGTAATGTTACGCTATCTAGTAAAACTATATCTCCAGGTTCTAGATTGTGTGATGTAGAAGTTGTTATTGTACAAATAGCTGAAGCATTTGTAGTTGCAATTGTAGAAGAACTTAATGTAGCTTTTAAAGGTGTTATGTCAAACAATTGTCCTTCAAAATATAATAATAAAAATTTATCTGTTCCAAGAGCAACGTATCTATTTCCATTTAAATCAACAAATGCGTGTTGTTTTCTAGCAACACCAACAATACTATCTGATACTAAAGAAGACCA